CAACAATGTTCGCCGACCTCACAGACGCGACAGCCGCAACAATCAACTCACTGCGCCTGGCCATCGCCACACAACAGCTACTCGAGAAAGACGCTCGAGGAGGAACACGGTATGTTGAAAGTCTGCTCGTGCACTTCGGAGTTCGATCACCTGATTACAGGCTGCAACGGCCCGAGTATCTGGGAGGCTCTAAGATTCCAATCACTGTTAACCCAATCGCACAAACGGCCGCATACGATGCAGAGCCCGGACTGGACCCTTCTGCCATTGGCAATCTGGGTGCTGAGATGCACGCGTCAGGACACAAACGAACGTTCACTTACGCTGCAACAGAACACGGATACATCATCGGCCTATGCACGGTTCGCGCTACGCCTACATATCAGCAGGGAACTCGAAGACACTGGAGACGATCCACTCGCCTAGACTTCGCATGGCCAAGCCTGGCCAATCTCGGCGAACAAGCTGTCGCCACACAAGAGATCTTTCAAAACACAACCAACATCCCCACCAACGAAACATGGGGGTACCAGGAAAGGAATGCGGAATATCGATACACGCCCAACGAGGTAACGGGCGTACTTCGAAGCACAGCACCACAACCACTCGACTGGTGGCACTACGCAGAAGAGTTCGCAAGCGAACCAGCCCTCAACGACCTATTCATCCAGGACAAAACCTACGAGACCCTCTCCAGGAGCCTGGCCACCGCACCCAGCGAGCAATGGAGCGCTCAAATCATCATGGACATCATGCACGACAACGTCGTGGCCAGACTCATGCCGGCATACAGCGTGCCGGGCCTCACGAAGCTATAGCCATGGGATGGGCAGGCAAAATCCTAAAAGCGGCAAATCCGTTCCGGATCGTCCGCAACGTATGGGACGACCTCACGGGAGTCTCAAGCGCGAAGAAAGCGAACGACACCAATATCCGACTCGCCCAGGAGAACCGGGATTGGGAAGAACGGATGAGCAACACGTCCTACCAACGAGCAACCGCAGACATGCTCAAGGCGGGACTCAACCCAATGCTGGCATACAGCCAGGGAGGAGCATCGACACCGAACTCGGCCGCAGCCGAAGTACACAGCGAAAACCCCAACATGCTCGGAAAACTCACCGAGCTCAACAGTGCGAGGACCGCGCGACTCCAGCAAGAGAATATCAGTGCGCAGACCGCACTCACCGAAGCCACCACCAGGAGGACACAGGCAGAAGCCGTAAACCAAGAAGCCATCAGCGCGCGAGCCGTAGAACGCGAGAACCAGGTGATCAACAACCTAAAACAAACGTTCGAGAAGACGGCGCAAGAATGGCAGCTCACACAACAGCAACGCGAGCAGCTACAAGCGCTACAACCGGAACTCATCCGAAGCGCCAAAGCCGCCGCCGAGCTCAGCGAGCTACAAATACCCTCGGCGAAAGCAGAAGCCGACTTCTGGAGAGAACTCCAGGAGGCAGGAAAATACGCCGAGCGAGGAGGCAACTTCGGAAAAGCCGTATCAGAAATCCTCCGAACACTCATCTTCACCTTTAGGAGCAACAAGTGAACATCAGCAAATACAAGGCCAACAAAACCGCGGCTCGCACAATCAACAACGAGCCCACACTCACCGACCAGTCACAAGCCAGCACCACAGACATCAACGTCATCGTCACGCAGTTCCTCAGAACAGGCCAGGTATCAGGACCTGGAACACAACCCATATACGGGGACTTCAGCGAACTCCCGGAAGACCTCCGGGGATTCATCGAAATGGGGAGGAGCATCAACGGCCTCCAACAATCGCTGCCGCCGCAACTCCGCGACATACCCGTCGCCGAGCTCCTCGCCATGACAAACGAACAACTTGTCGCTAAACTCAAGCCGGCGGACAAACCCGCGGATAAACCCGCGGACAAACCCACGGAAGACGACAAGGAGAAGAAATGAAGATCTACGCCATCCGAGACCGGCTGATCGACTATTACATGCAGCCGTTCCTCGGCCCCGACGACAAGAACGTCCTGGCCAGTGTGGCCAGGCTAATCAACCAAGGAGAGATCACCAGTGACATCGCGCAAGCGCCCCACCACTTCGAAGTCTGGGGCCTCGGAGAGGTCCAAGAAGACGGGACAATCACGGCCCACCGGGAGCTCCTCGCCGACTGCTCCAGCCTCATTCGAACAGGTCTTCGGGAAAGCCCCGCCGATGGACGCGGAAACACGACAACTCCTCAGCGCCAAAGAACGCACAGCGATGCGCCTAGCAGAAACGGAGCGCATCCCGGTACCCACCATAGCCCTGTACCGATCACGCCACCTGAGCCGGCTGGCGCGGCTGAGGAACTACCTGAAGCTCATAGAGGAGGCTATCCACCTCCGCACCTCCAAGAAGGACAGTAAATAACTGTCCAGACACCTACTGCCTACGGCAGACGGTGTCATCAGGACCATCTTAATCAAGAGCAAGATGGTCCAACCCCTGACCAAGTCAGGTATAACGGGGCTGTACAAGCCCCGTTTTTTATGAAGGAGATCAACATGAGACGAGCAGTCAGCGGCCGCAAATACGGACGCAAATTCAACAAAACACGCCGACGAACGAAAGCGATCAACAACCCTCGAGGCATGGCACGCGGCGGCTTCCGCCTCTAACATGCCATGCGCCGCACCGATGCGGGCATACAAGTCGGCCACAGGCCGACTTGTTTTTTTTAAGAGCACAGACAAGGCGTACCACGCCAAGGAGTACACAGGACTACAAGTGCCCTGCGGGCACTGCGAGCTCTGCAGAGAAGAGCAAGCACGACAAACAGCCGTACGAATAACACACGAGGCAACATGCCACGAAAGAAACAGTTTCGTCACACTGACATACAGACAACAACATATCCCCCAATGGGGAAGCCTGGACTACAGACACCTAGAGACTTTTTGGAAGAGACTACGAAAGCAGCACGGAGAATTGCGGTATTACGCCGTCGGAGAATACGGCGACAGGACATTTAGACCGCACTACCACGCGTGCATCTTCGGACACGACTTCACAGAGAGCGCCATCATCTGCCAAGAAGTACCCCACAGACTATGGATCAACCTAGAGCTAACCAGGTGCTGGGGACTCGGGGACGTGAAAGTCGGAGCACTCACATTCGAAACCGCACGCTACACAGCCTCCTACGTCACCAAAAAGCTAAGAAGCAAACAAAGATACGTCCGCGTCGACACGGACACCGGCGAACTCGTCGCCGTACAACAGCCACAGGCGCGGATGAGCCGCAACCTGGGCAAAGAATGGTGGACCCGATGGGGACACCAACTCAAAGATCACGATCGCGTGATCATCAATGGAACGGAGCAAAAACCACCAAAAGCCTACGACCGCTGGCTTTTAGAAACACCAGGAGGAGAAGAAACACTCCAAGCCATAAAGGCAAAGAGACAAGAACAAGCAAAGACTCAGACAAGAGAAGAAGCGCGCGCACGCGCGGAAAACGCGCGCGCACGCGTAAGAAGGAAGAGTAAGAGCATCTGACGACGTGCGCCCAAGGGCGCTCGTCAGATGCAAGCAAAGAAGGGGTTATCCACAAGTTGTGGGGCTAGAAAGCCCCCACAACATGGGGATAACAAGACAAGACAAGAGAAGAGAAACCAGCACCTTTCGTAAAGGAGTAAGGAAATGATCAGAAACAGAACAGCAAGCCAACATGACTTCGCAATAATTCCAAAGACCGATGTACCGCGGAGTCGATTCCGCATGAGACAGACGCGCAAACAAGCATTCAACGCGTCACAACTCGTTCCAGTCATGTGCGAGGAAATACTGCCAGGCGACACCTGGCAACACTCAGAGAGCATCATGGCGCGACTAGCCACGCCAATAGCGCCCGCGGTCGACGACATCGACCTCGAAACGTTTTACTTTTTCGTGCCCAACAGAATCACATGGAAAGGCACGGGCGAACACACCAAATGGGAGGACTTCATAACCGGCAACAACACAGCCCTCACCATACCCACAATCATCCCCGAACAAGCAGTCGGGGTATACGAGCTCACGCTCGGCGGAGTCCTCGACCACTTCGGACTCCTACCACAAACATACGCAACCACCGCCACGCGGTTCAACGTACTGCCCATATGGGCCTACTTCAAAATCTGGAATGAATGGTTCCGGGACGAAAACCTCCAAGAAGAATGGGAATGGAGCCCAACCTGGACGGCAGACTTCACCACCGCAATCACCCAGGGCGGAAGCCCCTGGAATCAATCCTGCGTCAGGGTCAACAAACGAAGTGACTACTTCACCAGGTCACTCCCCTGGCCGCAAAAAGGAGCAGCGGTAAGCATACCGCTAGGAACAAGCGCACCAGTACGCGACAGCGGAGTCGGCGGATTCGCGCCGACAATCGGCGCAGCCACCGGCACCAACGACAGCAGACAGCTCTACGCAACAGCGCTGGCACCAACGCCAATAAGCACCGGCGCCGGACTCACAGGCACATGGCCGCCAACAATGTTCGCCGACCTCACAGACGCGACAGCCGCAACAATCAACTCACTGCGCCTGGCCATCGCCACACAACAGCTACTCGAGAAAGACGCTCGAGGAGGAACACGGTATGTTGAAAG